GTATCAGAAGCAGAGCAAAATAAAGAACTAGAGAAAGAAAAAGAAGAAGAAAACGAGCCTGAGCCAAATGTTGAGGTTGAAGACAAGCCAAAAGGAAAAGGCAAAGGCAAGGATAAAGAGTAGGTGATTATTCATGTCTAGCATAATAGAAGATATAAAAAACAGACTTGCATCATTTGGATATACCTTATTAGACACAGACAACTTTGCGTTAGATTTCGTAATAGATAAAGTAGAAAATAAAATAAAGAATGAATGTAGTATAACTGAAATTCCTGACGGACTATATCAAGTTGAGATTGATAGGGTCTGTGGGGAATTTTTATTTGCAAAGAAACAGAGTGGCCAACTTAAGGACCTAAATTTTGAAGCCTCAATTAAAGAAATAAAAGATCTGGATACAACCGTAGTATATGCGGTTGATTCAGATTCTTCAGAGAAACAATTTGATGAACTTATTGACAGTCTTAAAAATTGTGGTGAAAAAGAGATCTTAAGCTTTAGGAGGTTAAGATGGTAGAACAAATATCTAAAGCTAAGCAGGCTATTCAAATGCTGTATTTTGATAGATGTAATATTTACGGAATACAAATTTATAAAGATCCTGTTACAAAAGAAATAATAGAAAAAGATGATGATGTTATATATTCTGATATACCTTGCAAATTAAGTTATAAAGACGCTCCACAAGCTAATAATGACGGAATATCGAGTACAGTTAATCAAGTTATAACTTTAAAGTTGGATAATGAGATAGTTGTTAAGCCTGGTTCAAAGATTGTTGTAACTAGAAGCGGAAGCACTACAACATACAAAAATAGCGGCGCCCCAGCTATAGGAGTAAATCAGCAAATTATAACTTTAGAGTTGTTTAAGGAAGAGGCTTAATAATGTCTAATAATCTTGATATAAGACAATTGAAAAGAGTTAGGGATAAAATGCAAAAGCTTCAAAATAAAGACATTGAGGCTTTTTGCATGCAATGCGCTAAGGAATTAGCTGCTAGGCTATTGGGTAAAACCATAAAAATTACTCCAACAGGTCAATACCCAGCTTCTAGTGGAAAAGTTGGTGGAACTTTAAAAAACGGTTGGACTGGTGGAAAATCAATGAATGCTAGGAGATATGCTTATACTCTACCTGTAACAAAAGTTGGTGGAGTTTATCAGATTGAAATAACAGACCCAATTTCATACGCTTCTTATGTGGAGTTCGGACACCGAACTAGAGGAGGTAAAGGTTGGGTAAAAGGAGCATTTATGCTAACTATATCCGAGAAACAGTTAAAAACCCAAGCACCAAAAATAATAGAAAAGAAAATTAATGAATATCTAAGGGAGTGTTTTAAGTAATGCTAAATGAAATGATAACAGGCATTAGACAAAAATTAGATCAAATAAGCAAAGGTTTAAATGTCTATACTGAGAATACCCTGCAGGACTTTGTATATCCTAGTTTTTTTATATATGCAGTGAGTAGCGAGTTATCTTATGCGTTAGATAATAGAAGAGACTACAAATGCACTTTTGAAATCATGTATAGCCCTGACGAGAACTGCAAATGTCCAAACAAAGAAATGAACACTGTGGCTGATATGTTATATGAAGGTTTAGAGGTTGTAGCGATTGAAGGAGAAGAGTTTAGAGCTGAGAAAATGGAGACCAATATAGAATTAGATGTTAAGTTACATTTTTATGTAGATTATACTGCTACGCTTACAGAAGAGGTTGCTAATGATAATCCAATGGAGGATTTAGTCATATACGGGGGATTAAATAAAGAGGAGGCTTAATAAATGGATGAAAATGAAAAAGTTGAGATAAAGAAAAAAACAACAAAAGAAGAAAAAGATAAATTCACTAAAGAACAGTTAATAAATGCAAAAAAGTATTTAAAAAAGAAATACTTAATAAAGGCTTTGTTAGATGATGAAAAATCTTATTCGCATGATGAAGTAGATAAAATGTTGCAAGAGTTTTATAAAAAAGAGGTGAAGTAAATGAGCTTAGGCGGAGGAATATTCGAGAGCCAAAATCACAATATACCTGGTACATGGACAAACTTTGTAAGTGCAGAAAGAGCAAAAGGGGATATTGGTATTAGAGGTACTGTAGCGGTGCCTTTTGAATTTGAGTGGGGAGAACAAAACGAAGTTGTAGAATTAAGTTACGATGACTTTGTTAGGGAGTCGCAAAAGTTATTTGGATATAAACATAGCCACGAAAAGATGCTTCCTATAAGAGAATTATTTAGAAATGCTACAAAGTTATTAGTAAGCAGAATTAATGGTGGCTCTATTGCTACCTGTGAGTTGGGGGAAGCTAGATATCCAGGTACTAGAGGAAATAACTTAAAACTAGTAGTACAGACGAATGTGGATGATGTTTCTAAGAAAGATATCTACACTTACTTAGATTATGATTTAGTTCATAAGCAAATTATAAAAGATAAAGATGAAATAAGGGATAATGATTATATAGTATTTAACAAAGAGACTGAATTAACACTAACAGCTGGAACACCTCTAGAGGGTGGAACAAACGAGGCTGTACAAGGTGAATATTACAGTCTCTTTTTAGATGCAGTAAGTTCTTACGGATTCAATGTCTTATGTTGTCCAGCAACAGATAAGGATATAAAACAAGTCTTCTTAGAGTTTACAAAATATATGAGAGATTCTTTAGGGGTTAAGTTCCAAACTGTAGGATATAAAGTGGTTGATGCCAATTATGAAGGAGTTGTTTCTGTTGAAAATGATATATCGACAGCAGGAGCAGATAAACATAATTTAGTTTACTGGACAGCTGGTGCATTAGCTGGTTGTAATCTTAACGAAAGTTGTACAAATAAAACATACAACGGAGAATATGAAATAAACACAAACTATTCTCAAATAGAGTTAGAGGAATTTGCGACTATAGGGAAATTCGTATTCCATAAAGTAGGACAAGAGTACAGGGTGCTGAAAGATATTAACACTTTTGTTGAATTTACAGATGTACAAAATGATGAATTTGGAAGTAACCAATCGATCAGGATTTTAGATTATATAGCAAACAACTCAGCTGCTTTATTTGGTAATAATTATTCCGGTAAAAGACAAAACACTGAAGATTCTAGAATAGCTTTATGGAATGACGAAGTAAATATGCTCTCAGAACTATTAAACATAGGCGCCCTAGAAGATTTCGAACCGGATGATGTAACTGTAGAAAAGGGCGAAAGCAAAAATGCAGTTATTGTTAATATTGCAATTAAATTAGTAGGTGCAATAGAGAAAATGTATATGAATGTAATAGTTGCGTAGGAGAGGAGGAAATATAATTTATGAGAACAATGACAAGTAGGGATATAGTAAATGGCGCTTTAGCTAAATGCTTTATCACACTAAATGAAAATAGATATGAATTAGCTAATATAAAAAACTTAAAAGCTACAACAACATTCAACAAACAGGAAGAAAATGTTATGGGTATTACGGCAACAATAAATGTAGTTACAACATGGAAGGGTACATGCGAGGGTGAAATGTTCTATAACTCGTCTATTTTTGCAAAGATGGCAGAGGAATTCCAAAACACAGGTAACTTACCATACTTCGAGATAATGGTAGTAAATGAGGACCCTTCAAAATCAGTTGGCAGAAATTCAACTATATTAGAAAACTGTTTACTTGATGAAGTTGTAATAGCGGCAATTGATGTAGATAATGCAACACTTAAGCAAGACTTTAAATGTACTTTTGAGAAATTTAAATTACCTGAGACATTTAAGGATTTACCATTAGCTTAATATAAAAAATTAATACATAAAAGAATGGAGATTGATAGAATGAAAAAGTTAGAAAGTTTTTTAAAATATAGTGAGATTGAGCGAGAAAACATAAAATTTGTAGTTGATGAAAACATTAGAGATGAGGAAGGTAATCCAATAGAATGGGAATTAAGAAAGTTAAAAGCTCAAAATGGAAAAGAAGCGGAAGATGCGGCGTTTGAACTAAATATAGAAACGCAAGAAGCGAAGTTTGATCAAAGAGCCTATAGAAACAAAATAATGGCTATGACAGTTGTTTATCCTGACTTAAATAATGCTGCGTTACAAGATGCTTTCGGGGTTCGTACACCAGAAGAATTATTAGGAGCAATGCTTGATATAGGCTCATATCAAAAACTAGAAAAACAGGTAACTTTAATTAATGGATTTGGAAAATCATTTAAAGAGGTAAAAGATAAAGCAAAAAACTAATAAGGAGCGATCCTGAAACTTGGAACGCTCATTTGTGTTTACATAAATTTAATATACTACCGTGGGATTATGCGAAATTACCCCAAGAGCGTAGAGCGCTTTTAGTGGGTAGTTTGGAAGTAAATCATGAAGATAATAAAAAAGCATTAGATAAAATCAATTAAAGGGTATGCCAGTTTTGGTATACCCATTATTTTTAAAGAAAGGAGGGTATGTAATGGCAACTATTCAAAGTTCTATAGGTTTAACGGACCAGATGTCGCCAATTTTAGGGAGTATAACTAACTCTCTTAATATGACAATTAGTGCTATGGAGCAACTAAGCAGAGAATCTGAAATATCATTCAATACAGCTGGATTTGACAGTGCTAGATCAGAACTTAACCAAGCTGAGATAGCTATGAGTCAAATAGGATCTTCTATTAATAATAATACAACTGGACAGTCTAATTTTAACGAAGAAATAAGAGAAGGAAATAGCTTAGTAGGGAATATGTTAGGATCTTTAAAATCCATGTTAGGTGTTTATATGAGTTTTCAAGGGATTAAGATAACGCTAGGAATTGCAGATGAATTTTCAAGTATTACGGCAAGACTTGGGAATATAAAAGATAGCTTGCATACAACTAATAGTTTTACACAAGAGGTTGCGGATTCAGCTATGCGTGCTAGAGGTAACTTTGCATCGATTGCGCAGACAATATCTAGGATTGGTTACACTGCTAAAGGTCTATTTAGCAATAATGAATTGATACAATTCTCGGAAAATATTCAAAAAGGTTTTGTTATAACTGGTACTACAGCACAAGAAGCTAGTAACGCAATGCTACAGTTAAGCCAAGCGATGGCGTCTGGAAGAATGCAAGGGGATGAATTAAACTCTACATTAGAAAATAACTCAGCTGTTTCAAAAGCATTAGCAGACCATTTAGGGGTAAGCATTGGTCAGCTTAAAAATATGGG